TTCAGAGGCTGGTTGGCCGTCACTGGATACAAACGGCAATCCTAACATCACAGATGATATTGATGGAGATAGCCGGGATGCTTCTACTCCTGATCCTGGTGCTGATGAGTACACAGCCGCTGGCGTTACGGAGACACCTGGAAACGCTTCAATAACTTACACAGGAAGCGCTCTTACCGTCGTATTCGATGAAGCCGTCCCGATTGGCAACGCCTCGGTAACGTACACAGGGCAAACACTTGGCATCGTATTCGACGAAATCGTCGCGATTAGCAACGCAGCGATCACATACACAGGTAGAGCGCTTGCGGACTTTTTAGCGATAGTTGTTGGCATCGCTAATGCAGCCGTAACGTACACCGGCAAGACCCTCGGCATAATATTCGATGAGATGGTTACGATAGCCAATGCCGCAGTTGCTTACACTGGACAGACACTAAACATCGTATTTGATGAAATAGTCTCCATTGTCCGGGCGACAGTAACTTACACCGGCAAAACTCTCGTGATTGGTGGGGCAGAGGTGATTGAAATAACGAGGGCAGCGATAACTTACGCAGGTAAAACTTTGGGCATACGCTTTGACGAGGTTGTTAAAATAGCAAATGCGGCTGTAACCTATACGGGTAAAACACTTGGAGTTTTTCTAAACATTGTTGTGTTGATAGCAGACGCCACGATCACATACACCGGCAAAGCACTGAACACCGTTTTCGACGTAACACAGAACATCGCAAATGGAACGATAACCTACGTCGGTAAAGCCTTAACCGTACTTGAAGCCGGGGCTGCTGTTGTGAGGCGTGGTTTATATAAACTTGGTATAAACATAAGCATAGACTAAGGAGGAATAATGTGGCCCTTTAAAGATAAGAAACCTTCCGAGACGGTGACGGTTACACGAGATGCACCAACAAATGCGGCTGCGCGAACTGGCACGCAAGGCGGTGGCCTTGTCGTGAACCCAGGGGAGAACCTGCAAATCGAACGTCTCAAAGGAAGGATCAGAAGAATTAGGAAAGCTTTAGAACAAGACACATGCACACCTGAGAAGGAGCAAGCATTACGTGATTCTCTCAGGCGTTATGAAGTAACTTTAATACTCAAACAAGGAGGTACAGTCTAATGGCTTGGGTAATGTATGATAAATTTTTGCAGGGACAGCTCGATGGTTCTTCGCAGCCAAATGCCTTCATTGATTTTAACGGGGATACTATAGTGCTTCTCTTGGTTGACTCCTCAAACGCTCCGGCGAAAGCAACTGATCAAGACATCGCAGACGCTATCGCAGGTTCAACTGAAGTCACTGGATCAAACTACGCACGTAAAACTCTTGCCAGCGTAACAGTTACTTTATCATCGGGGACTGTGACCGTTGACGCAAATGATCCGTCAGCTTATTCACAGCATTCGTCCGGTTTCAGCGACGCTCGCTACGCTGTCATAGCGGAAGATCCGGGCGCAGATGCCAGTTCACCGCTTATCTGCTACGCTGATCTTGCTGCGAACAAAAATAACGTGAGTGGTAGCTTAACGCTGCAATTTAGTGCCAGCAGCGGAATTTTCACTGTTGCATAAGAGAGAAAAGAGAAAGGAAAGAGGAAAATGTATAGAAAATTACCGTTCGACAAACTTAACACAAGTGTAACTCACAGTTTCAGTCAATGCCTTAACGATTTACTGAAAAATGAGTACAAGATCGGCACAATTGGCAAATTGATCCCAAAAGACCCGCAGGGCGCACGCAACATACCGTGGATTTTTATCAACTTCGACGTGCGCAAAAAGTTTTGTGCTTTTTGGAATGCGGTATGCACAATGCGCTTTAGCCTGATCCCAACAAACTGCCGGACGAACTGTTGGAAAACTGTGATCAAACCAAGGAACGTGCTTGAGCTATTTGAGACATACGACACGATGAGAAATCTCGACCTTCCATCAAAGATCGGAATGGATTTGCGAAACTACTCTTATGGTGCCTGGGCCGGTTTCGTGTACGCTGACACGTTGGAAGAAGGGCGCAAGTACTATACCATGTTAAAAAATGCTGTAAGGCCCAAGCGCATTCCAATCATTCTAAAGCGCGGCTGCACCGAGATGGAACGCATAAAACCCTCTGATCAGTGGGACGAGATAACCAAGCGTGAACTTGATTTGGAACGCCGCCTGTGCGATCTTTTCGACTTCACGGAGCTGCATGGTTTTCAGGCTAAATGGTTAAAGACTGAAATCAAAGAGCGTTGGATTAAGCGTGCAATCGAAATAGGCGACCCCACCGCTCGCGAAGCCGCTGAACGCTACAGCGGTGATCCCGGTATATGGGAAAAGCTTGTAGTGAACAGCGTCACTTATCATGAGGTAAAAAGGTAAAAGATGGCTACTTACTACATGAGAGTCGATGGCACAGCAGCGAATAAAGGAGCAGCAACGGGGCCGGGAAGCACGCAAGCCAACTGCATGAATATAGCCGTACACGATGCGGAAACTTTTAGTGCTGGTGATATAATAATTTTATGTGATGACGGTGGAGATTATACAACCAGGTTGGACCCACCGTCTTCAGGGACTTCTGGTAACCCGATTACCTATGAAGCTGAAAGTGGAGATGCGCCGACAATTAATATGGTTACTGATCTCAGAGAGTGGGATACGGCGGGTAATTGGACGGATGGGGGAGGAGATGTCTGGTATATTGGTAGCCTTGCAAGTGACCCCGGCAGACTCTGGATTGATGGTACAGAATATAGTGAGGCGCAAGATGAAAATGATATAGACTCCTCATATCGCTGGTGGTGGGATAATCCCAACGACAGGGTTTATGTATACTCAACGTCTAACCCTGCTGATAATTACTCGACAATGGATGCGGCTAATTACGGGGGTGCGTTTGCAAGTGCGTTGCGGGTGAATAACAAATCCTTTTTGACGTTTGAGGGGATAACGTTTAAGGGTGGTTTATATACTCTTTTGGTGCAGACATCTTCTGCTTCTGAAGATTCTGAAGGGATAATATTTGATGATTGTCGCGTTGAAGATTCTGGTCAAGTAGGTATCCAAATCAAAACATGGGATGATGCTTATGATATACTTAACGGAGAAATCAAAAATTGTACGATAGACAATAACGATCATTTAACGCTTGATTATAATGGAGAAAGAAATGCTGTTGGGGTACAATTGGATGAAGGTTCCCAAGGTTGGAAAGTGTACAACAACACCATACGGGATTGGGCGCATAATGCTGTAAGGTTGAATGGCATTTCCAGTAGGGTAAATCAAAATAATGAAATTTATGAAAATTTAATCGATGCCCCAGGTGCAGGGTCGGGAATGGGTGACCCGAAAGCCCTTGCATTTGGAAGCAGTGCTGCTTCAACCTGCATAAATAACAAGTTTTATCGAAACTTTGTAACCGACATGAAGACAAAGATAAATTTAAGTGGTAGTTACAATGAAGTTTTTAATAATGTTTTTGGGCAAATGATTTCTCCGCCGTATGATCATAGTGGTTACAGTTATCATTTATCCCTTACTTTTCTTAGCACGGAATCGCATCATAATAAAATCTATGATAATGTATTTTATGGTAGTCCCGAATCTGGTATTTATGTGAGCGCTCAAGCAGCGATTGCAAATAATGAGGTTACAAATAACATCTTCATGAACTGTGGTGAAGACAGCTACGATGGAGATGATAATTACGCTGTAGAGATAGCAGCCGGGGCAGGCGGCAATATATATAGAAACAATTTATTTTATAAATCCGGTGTAACAGATTTTGTTAGATATAGGGGAGCTGATCTCACTGTCACGGAGTTTAACGCCGAGAATGGCAACAATGGAGACACAGTATCCGGTAATATAACCGGAGATCCTTTATTTACCAATCCAGCATCGGAGGATTTTACATTACAAGGCAGCTCACCTGCGATTAATGTAGGCATAGATTTGGGTGACGACTACACAGACGCCTTAAATCCCAGTTCTTCTTGGCCTGACAACGTAGCAACATTAGATCAAGATGACTATGGAGCAGGATGGGAAATAGGTGCTTATGTTTTCGCTGAGGCCCGTGGTTTGTGTGGGATCGGTATTGGAATTAATATAACTTAAAGGTAAAAGATGCCTAAGTACATAGACATACACAGCAACCGACGCGACGCACGCCTCTCCTTTGGTGAAGAGCGTGTCAACGCACTGAAGTCTTTTATCACAGTCGAACTCGAAGACGCCTTATCAACGCGCCACCCGCTTGAAGTCTTGTGGCGTGAGCTAATGCGTATGTACGACGGCGTATCGAAAAACCCTGTCAAGAACTTCCCGATTGAAAATGCACCGAACATCGAAGTAACTCTCGGCGCAATTTCAGCAGATGCCATCTACGCGCAAGCCTACGATACCCTTTTCGGCGTCGAACCGTTTGTAACCGTGCGCGGTATGCCAAAGCGCAAGAACGACAAGGAATACGCCGCTTCGGTAAAAGCACTGCAACGCTTCGTAAACTTTATAACCGAAAACGAACTTGGCATCAAAGACAGCGGGGATGAATGCATCATTGATAACGTGCAACTCGGTACAGGTGTATTCTACATTCCTTGGACCGAGCGTCGCAAGAAAACTAAGGTAGCTAAAGTCCTCGCAGCCCACCCACGCATCCGTTGCCACCCACCTGAAGACACCTTCGCACCTGGTGGTAGCGTAGATGACCCCGATGAGGCTCTTTGGATCGGCCTTCGTTTCTGGTACACAGCACAGGAAATAGAAGCAATCTCAAGGAGAAATGGTTGGAACACATTGGGCATAAACCCAGCAGGCACAAAAGATTGGGTGCGCACCCGCCGCGAAATCCTTGGACGGCAGATGACGGGTATGGAGCGCAAGGGCAACCTTTACGAAATCTTCGACATCTATTGTTACTTCGACATCGACGAGGATGGGCTGGACGAAGATCTCTATGTCGTATGGGACCGCACCTCACGCAACATCCTGCACGTCGGATACAACCCCTACGACCGCCGCCCAATCGAAAAGATGGTATACCAGCGCCGACCGCACCTGTTCAACGGAATGGGCGTGCTTGAAATGATTATGCCTTACGAGAAGGAACTCACTGACATTCATAACTACGGCACTCTCAATATCCTTCTTGCCAACAGCCGCATCTGGAAGGGCGCAACGGGACGCATACCGGCGAACATGACACTATTCCCAAATAAAGTCGTTGAGCTGTCCAACCCAAAAGAAGATCTTGTAGCCGAGCAGATGGGTGAAGTCTACCCCTCACTGTGGAATGCGCAATTGATGGTAACACAGCTTGCCGAGCGCCGCGTAGGAGTCAATGAAATGTCGATGCCGTCCGGTGGAGGTCAGATGGGCAGTCGCACACCAGGCATCACGGCCATATCAATGATGGCGCAATCAAATAAGCGCTTCGCACCGGCTTTCGGTGGTATGCGAAATGCCTTCGCACGCGCTGTCCGCCAAGCATTGTATCGCTATCAGGAAAAAGTCCTTGCAGGTAAGAAGAAAGTCTTCGTGCATATCTCTCAAATCCTCGGTGTTGAAGACGGCTTGCGTGTAATAAACATGCTGCGAAAAGAAAACTTCGATGAGGGTATACAAGTCGAGTTAACCGCCGCATCGCCTTCGGTCAATAAGGAAGCCGAACGACAGGCTACCTTCCAACTCGTAGGCATCTTATCTCAGTATTACACACGAACACTTGAGCTTGTAACGATAGCAGCAAACCCACAGACACCACCTTCGGTCGCGGACGTGGCAAAACGGATCGCTGAAGCTGCTGGCGAAATCATAGAACGCACACTCAGAACCTTTGATCAGGTCCGCGACCCGAACATATTTTTAGTTGAAGTTGAAGAGGCAATAGACGCTGCTACGGCTGACCGGCCACGCCAAGCAGTCTTACAATTGATGGGCAACATGCCCACCGCAGGTGGTGGCGGTGCAGCGCCCAACGGAGGGATACAACAACCAGCGGCAGGACCGCCAGGAGTGATGGGAGGACAGGGTGGATAAACCAGCATGGATTGAGAGATTAGTGACAGACACGGCTTCGCTTCAATCATTCTTCGAGTGCTTAAACAGGTGGGAGAGTGAGGAGCTTTCCAAGATGCGTGATAAGCTTTCAGAAGGAAAGTCAGACGAAGCTAGGGTAGCAGCAGGCGCATCAAACGCATACAGCAACATGCGCAACACGATTTTAACTTATGAGAGAGAGGAGGAACAAAATGCCTTTATTCAAGAGCAAACCAGATGAACCGGCGCAGGCTCCACCGGCAAGCGATCCGCCTGTCGATGGCGCAGTCACAACACCGCCGGAGCAAACTTACGTGACAACGGAGCAATTTAACACATTGCAAGCGTCAATTGGAACGATGGCTGAGAGCATCAAAGTTATGAGCGACAACACATACAGGCAACCGGCAACCCCCGTGGCACCGCCTGAAGATCCTCACAAAGATCAAAAGGCACGCATCGCACAAATAGATACAGCTCTTGCCGATCTAACCAAGAAAGCTGATGACGCTCAATACCAAGGAAAACTCGGAACCATCCTGGCCGATCAGAACAAGCTTATGCTTGAGCGCGGCGAACTTCAGGGGCAAATGATGGCCGGTCAGACAGATCCCCGTATTGATGCTGGAATGGCAACTATTGACGCGATAGCTTCAAAGGTTGTATCATCTGATATGCCTTACTTAAATATCAAGGAGGTCAAAGACCGTTACGAGTATTATTCAAACCAGCTTCCGGTTGACCAACGCATGAACCCTGAAGCGAAGATGGGTGCTTACAACCTCGCTGTCGGTGAGAACCAAGTCGTGCTTGAAGAGGTCAAAAAGCAGGAATGGCTGCGTGAGCAGGATGAAGCTACACAAGATCCACTCGCAGGAGCTGCATCAGGCCGCCAAGAGCAACGAGCACCAAACGGTGGCATACCCGCGCCAAACCAGATCCTATCAACAGAAGCCATGCGATCCATCAAAGGTTCACGTCATCGCACACCTGACAACTATTATCGCAGTCTCGGCTACGAAGGTGGATGGGAGGATTACTACGAGAAGAACAAAGAGTATCTAAATGAAGAGGAGGGGGAGAATGCCTAAAGGAAAAGAGCCTATTAAAGTGATAAACACGGAAGACGCCGACGCCATTGATCCGGGTCTTGAAAATGCTGGTTGGAAGCGAGACGAGCAACTCGCTGAGCGCACGGACGCCCTCGAACAAGCAGCCGAAGAAGCGTCAGAGGAACAGGAGCGCTACGGCTTTGATCCGGCGACGATAGACCTTGACAACGAGATTCTATCATTACTGGACGAACTGCACGTCGATAACGCTCAATCCGGTCTTCGCTACTGTTGGTGCTACGAAGGCCAACGCGGTCGCGAGATCGTTAAAAAGCGCCGCCTCGGTTGGACCGTTGTGCAATCAGCCGATCCCGAATGCCCCGAACTAAAAGACGCTCGTGGATACCGTGTCATTGGTGACACTATTTTAATGAGTATATCTGAGCAACGCGCACTTGCCATCGATGCAATGGAAGAGCGCAAGCGCCGAGCACGTGAAGAAGGTGTCGGCAGCGGCCTCGTAGAACTTGGGGAACGCTACCAAGGCAAAGGCATTAAAGTTCATGCCGACGCATCTCAGGTCAACTTCGGTCGTCAAGGTAAAAACTTGATGGATGTTATGGAAGGCAGTGCCAAGAATCAAGGTGCTATCCAGACAGCTTCAAAGGGCGTAGACACAATGCTTAGAAACGGAACCGTGCCTTATATGCCTCCGCCGGGAAAGGCAGGTGGCTGATGTGGTATGAGCACTGGTTCGATGATGTAATATCGAAAAAGATTGATGAGCTTATAGCAAGGGGAATTTTGATACCTAAAGATGGTATGCTTGAAGTTCGAACAGCTTTGTTGACTGCGCCTTATTGGATACACGTCAGCGGATCAAAGGATTGCCGAAATTGCTCTTTATGGCACGCGATACTTTTTAAACAATTCGGTGTAATCCATAGCTTTTGCCGTTACAATTGTTGGAAAGTTGTTACTAAGCCACGCAACGTCAAGGAGCTTATCCAAGTAAATAACTTAATGTATGTAGTGCCGTTCGTTTATAACTTCGTCAACCCGATACCCGGTAAAGCTGGTCTTGACGTTAGAGATTACACTGATAAACCGTATGCCGTGTTTCAATATACGCACAGCTTGGCTGAGGGATTGCAGGTTAAAGAAATTATGCTTCACATGATCACGGAATATCTGCCAAACGATGAGATTGATGGGCAACACCTACAAGACACTGTATTTCTTAAACGTTCCTGTACTGAGTTTGAGCAAGCAATTCCTGGTGATAGTGAGTGGTGGGATGCACCGCAAACCGTTGATGAGATTGATCTTATACGCAAGCTTGAAGACATCTTACACTGCCCAAATACCGTTGATACACAGCCAGCTTGGTTGAAAGATAAAACTTTGGATAAGTGGTTAAGATATGCTAATTCAATTGGCGATCATACGGCAGTTGATATGATGGGAAAAGATACATTCAACGTCATATCACGTAAATACACTGCAAAAGACTTACAAACAACAGTAACCAAAGGAGGTGATCTTACATCTGAGCAGAAGGGAGAAAAGCGGAAAGCTAAATCAAAGAAGGAGAAAAAATAATGGCTACAGTAACAAAAAGGATTGAACCTCACAGGCGCTTGGGTTTGTCTTCAACCCCTACTTTACAAATAGCGCAAGCTGCTTCGTTAGCGGCAGTAAAGGGAGCGCCGGTTCAAATCACAAGTGGATATATCAATGTGTGTGACACCGCTTCTGTGAGTTCGGCTGACCAAGTTAAACCTGCTGCCAGTGGAGACTATCTCTTAGGGTTTCTACAGGAAGACGGAGCTGGCAGCGCATCCAACACCAGTAAAGTCGGCGTGACGCCTGCCTTACCTGGCATGATATTTAAGGGTCAGTTGATTGATAACAGCACCGGCGCTTTGGTAACGTTGGTTCAAGCAACGCATCTTGGAGCTAAAGCTGGACTTGCTAAACTGTCCGGCGACACGCATTACGGTGTTGATATGAGTCCGGCATCCAGTGCTGACTGTGTTACGGTTGTTGAACTAATCGATGCCATCGGAACGTCCGGTGGTCAGGTTGGTTTTGTGGTTAACGCATCTTGGCGTCAAATAGATGTAGAAGTATAACAAAGAGAGAGAGAAAAGAGGGAAGCGAGAAACTTAACAGGAGGATTTTAAAATGCCTACAAACACTGGAGCAATATCAGAGCTTCTCGCTCCTGATTTAAGAAGGGTCTACGTTGAGACCGGCAAGGAACGTCCTTTAGAGTTCCCGCTGTTCTTTAACGTTGAAGACATGGAATGGAACCCGCTGACCGATCAGCAGGTTTCGGGACTTGGTACGCTACCCGGCAAGGATCAAGGTGAGCAATTCACAACGGACGACATCCTGATGGGAAGCACCAAGACTTACACCGCAGCGCCGTTCGGTATGGCTGTGGAAATAACTTGGGAAGCGTGGCGAGACGAACTTTACGGCATTATGCGTGAAATGGTTCGCGAGCTTGCCCGTTCATCCCGCAACCGGCAGGAAGTCGATGCTTGGTCAGTTATGAACAATGGCTTTAGCACTTCTTACACAGGCTTCACCGCCAGTGAGTCACTGTGCTCAACAGCGCATACAGGTCTTGACGGCACCAGCCGTGCGAACCGTCCCTCACCGGACATAAGCTTCTCTCAAACCGGGTTGCAAAACAGCATAACTCGTTTTGAGAACATGACCGATGAGCGCGACTTACCACGCTTGATGACTCCTTCACAGATCCTTATCGCACCTGAGAATAAGTTCGTGGCACGTGAGATCTTAGGAAGTCCGCAGAAGGCTTACACAACCGACAACGAGGTCAACGCACTGATCGAAGAGGACATGACGTGGATGGTAGTTCACTACTTGACCACTTCAACTTACTGGTATCTGTGCGCTGCGAAGGGTCAGCACGACGTAAACTTTCTGTGGAGAGATCATCCGATCTTCGATATGTTCGATGATCCGTGGACAAAGAACGCGATTGCCACAGTCTATCAACGTCACACGAAAGGTTATGCAACTTGGCGTGGGGTTGATGGCAGTACCGGCTAAATTACATAACTCTTAAATTCGAGAAATCAAGGAGTGTTAAAATGAAACAAAGAATCAAAGCACTTGCAGCCTCGCTTGCCGATGTTGTTCCGGGTGTTGGTGAAATTCATATGTGCGCTCGTTCCGGCGCGTATGAGCCTTACTCGTATTGGACCGATTTGGTTGACCCGGATCGTTTTCACACATCATTGGTGACGGCTGAATCAAAGATGACGACAGGGCGCAACGACGTATTGTTGCTGACTCCCGATAGTCACAGCCAAGCGGCAGCCGTTACGTGGGATCTTAACTGCTCTCACTTGGTTGGCATGTCGCCGAAAATGCGTATGAACATGCGTTCTCGCATTGGTCACAGCGCAAACTTCGCGCCTTTACTGACCGTCAGTGGGTATGGAAACAGCTTTCACAACCTGTATTTCATGTATGGCAGAAACAGTGCGACCAATCTAAACTGCTTGACTGTCAGTGGCGAGAGAAATGCTTTTCATTATTGCCACTTTCTGTGTGGTCATGCAACCGAAGCCGACACAGCTACCTTCGACCTTGTGCGTGTCAACTGCAACGAAGCGTACTTCAACAAATGCTACTTTGGTAATGATACAATTGCCTGGGGAGCTGTTGATTTGGTCGAGTTGTACGGTGCGTCCGACCGTTCTTGTCGTGTGGTTTTTGAGGACTGTATATTCGTCATGAACCAAGACGCCGGTGCCGATGGCAACTTTTTGAAGACTGTTGCCGGTATGGGCGAAGGCGTGGCAATGTTCTTGAACTGTCAATTCATTAACACCGGCACAGCTATGACGCTTGCCATTGAAGGTGATGGATTGGGCAACGGCGTGCTGTTCTTCGATACACGTTGCGTGTTTTACAACGTAACTGACGTTGTGGCTGCTGCTTATGAAGCATATGTTATCTGTGGTCTTGACCATAGTAAACTCGGTGGAGCTGCCACAACCAACCTTATTGCTGGTACATACGACCATACGGCATAAGGAGGTGTCAAATGAGTATTGACACTTTGTTTGAGTATCACGCAGATTGTTGGCGGTGCAGAGGCACGGGAAATTACCAAGTCTCTACGCCGCCTTCAGAGCCGGTGATTGTACCTTGCCCTGAGTGCAACGCAACGGGTCACTTCATAAGAGGTCATCTACATTTTGCTGATTCTGCGGCTGCTAAGCCCGATGTATTCCAGGCTTACGCAGTCTTAGAGTGCATAGATGCGACTGAATATAACGCTTTGACTGCCGCTCAAAAGGAGGGCACAAAGATTATTTTATCTTGTGGTCAAGTCGATCTTGGACTAGGCAAAAAAAGCCGGACACAGTTTTTAAACTGGTTTGGCGCAGGGTCGGATACCGTAGTTGCTTTAACAGCGTTGCTTGCAACAGACGGCTAACAGGAGGCAAACATGCCTGCCAAGTCAAAAGCACAGCACGGCATTATGGGAATGGCACGCGATTACAAGGCTGGAAAGCTTAAAGCGTCCGACGTACCCAAACGTGTCTTAAACAAAGTGAAGCAGATAGCTGCGTCGATGTCCGATGAGCAGTTGGCTGAGTTCACTTCAACCAAAACAAAGCGCTTACCCAAGCACATCGGAAAGGGTCCAAGACGCAGGGTGCGCGTTGTAAGGAGTAGTTGATATGCGATATAAAGGCAGTACTGTCCAAGGAGCTGCGCATGATGTGATACACGGCTTAGTGCAAATCAATGAGCTTCCGTCAGGTGTCCGCGACGAAGTTGCAGCTCACGTCAAAAGGTTTCAAATGGAAGAAGAGGCCAAGAAGAAACTCAAGGAGAAACCCAAACCGCGAAAGAGGGGGGTGAAAAATGGCTAAGTTTCGTTTACCCGCGATGCGCTACAGGGCCAACCAAACGCCTAAACCACAGAAGCCGGAAAAGAAGAAAGAGGAACCAGCGAAGAAAAAGGATAAATAAATGGCAACCGTCGATGAGCTTGCCAGAGACATCGTAGGCTCCCTGGCAATTAACGAGGGGTATCTTATTGCTGCACGTTGGGTTGACAACCGTTATAAGCAACTTGTCAGCCGCGTGCGCTTCCGTCACTTACGCAAAGTAGGTGAGATCCAAATACCCGCCACCTATGACACAGGCACACTGACAACCACACGCGACTCCACGACTGTCACAGGGTCCGGCACTACATGGGAAACCAACATAGGCTCAGGCTCGCAGGAGTATTGGTATCTCAAGCCATCATCGGCGTGGTACAAAATTGCGTCAGTGGGTGGCGAAACTTCCATCACCCTCACTACGGCATTCAGTGAAGATGCTGTAGCCGCTGGTGCGTACAAGGCAGTCAAGCGACACCATCCACTGGACACCACAGCTCGCTGGTTGGGAGATTTCATCTTAACTCGCTTGCGTCTACCGCTCAGTGTCATGTCCGTCGAAGAGATGGATCGCTCGTATCCCGGTCGCATCTTAACCGACCAGTATCCACAAGCAGTAGCTCAGATAGGCGTTGACTCAAATAACTATTTAATGGTTGAGTTCTATCCATACAGCGCATCGTCTGAGATAGTCCATTACGTCTATTGGGATCTCCCGACTGAGCTGACTATCGGAAGCACCATCCCCGCGCAAATCGACCCATACGTTTTAAAGGAAGGCGCACTCGTTGATGCTTATCGCTACTTAAAATCCAAGTCGCGTCAGAAAGGCGACCACGAAGGGGCTAACTCGTGGCGCAATGATGAGTTTGCCCAGGAAACTCGGTGGGAGCGCCGCATACAGGAGGCTGCCGGAACCGACCAGGGCATCGATGACAAAGCTTTCATCCTGTCAATGTTTGGTGGTCGTGTGGGAAGTGGAGACATCAGGACAGCGCGGGATCACGTTTTAACCAATTGGTCATACCCAGGATAATCACATGGCTCGTTATATTTACCAACACAACGTATTTGACCCCGAAGGCAACGTGCTTGATTCGGCAACGGTCACAGTCTACCTCGCTGGCACCGACACTTTAGCAACCATCTACACGCAGGTAAGCGGCGGCAGTGCAGATGCCGACAGTGCTATCTTGACCGACTCAGCGGGAACCTTCGCATTTTATGTTGACACAACGGACTACGCAGCCTCGCAACGCTTCAAATATGTCGTCAGCAAGACAGGCTACACCAGTCAGACGTGGGACTATCTACAAGTTATCCCGTACAATGACGTGGAGGATGCTGCTTACGGCGCAGGGTGGAACGGTGACACAACACACGCACCGTCTCAAAATGCTGTCTATGATAAGGTAGAAGCACTGGACACCGCCAAGTCGGATAAAGCAGATGAGCGACGCACCCTTGTCACTGGCGCATCCACTGATCAGGGCAATGACGCGATCACCAACACCCTTGCGTGGCACATCGCCGATGCTGATGGTGATGAATGCGAAGTCCGGGTCATCGGAAACAATGATTACGATGTCACGACGAACATCGAAGTCCCGATAACGATGATACTCAAACCGGAGAAAGGAGCTATCCTTGATGGCACAGGTGATTTACAGATCAACAGCGCCTTTGGTGTAGACATCTTCCATCAAGTTTTTGGCACAAGCATAACCGTCACTTTCAAAGCCAACGGAACAACCGAAATTCACCCTGAATGGTGGGGTACGTTCCCGAACGGTAGCAACGATACAACCATTTTGAATAAAGCCATCGCTGCCGCTGATGTTGTGGGAAGCACCGGCGGAATAGAGGATGCAACTGTCGTTATCCGTCAAGGGTGGTACTATATTGCTCACAGCTCTATATCAACCATTACATGCAACCTTCATGCACCGAAAGCGCACTTTACCGCATTAGCTAACTCTACCCGTGCAGGGTATCTTTTCCGCTTCGATTATTCCGAACATGCAGAAGAAAAACACGTTGAAATCGGCACAATTTTAGGGCCAGATTACGCGGATTGGAATCAGGTAGGGGATAAGGATAATATAGCGATCACAATCCTTGCTGGTGATAGTTGCCGAATGGAGGTGTGTCGGATTGTGGGTTGCTACATTGGTATTAACGTTGATTGTACTCAGGAAGATGATCATGTCGGGATGTGGGTAATTGATGTTGGTACGATTGTAGGATGTGATTACGGTATTCACATGAAAGCTGGTACTACCGGGGGAACCGACGCCGCTATTGAAACTATGATCTTTAATGTTACGTACATGACATACAATGATTTGTGCGTCGCTTTGGTTGCGAATCAAGCTACTCCTGAAAAAATCTGTATGAATATTTTCAGGTTCGGAAATCTTGAACTGCACAGCTTGGCTAATCAAGGCGGGATTTATGTTGTAGGCGCAAAAGTTTATTCAAACAAATTTCTTGTTGAAGGATACTTGGTTAAACCAACCGGCACAGGTTATATTGTTACAGCGGAAACCGCTGCGTGTGACAATTTGTTCATACTACCGCATCTTGATTGGACATATATAGCGACAGATGCCGATGCGTTCAATATATATCAAACATTATGCAATCATAACACGCAAGTCCCTGGTTTGGGACACACAAACGATTATGGACGCTCGCAGTTTGCATATAGTGAATCGCCTGAAACGGGGTTGACGGATATTTCGTTTCGGGTAGGTGATACGTGTTGGAATAGCGAACCTGCGGATGGTGAACCTGCGGGATGGAGATGCACAGTCGAGGGCAATCCCGGCACATGGGAAACATTTGGCATCATATACTCATAACAAGGATAAATAATGCCAGTACTCACAGAAGAAAGCTTAGCTGACAGTACCCTCATAGGAAAGCTTCGTACACGCTTACGAGCCTTCGGAGTGGTTGGCATTAGCAACGCACTTGGCTGGCAAGTCCTTGATCTCGTGCAAAAGATGTTCAATGCACGCTACAAACGCATTCTAACCTCAAAGGACATCACGCTTGATGCAAACACTTTGCTGTTTGACACGCGCACAAAACTGACCTCTCCCGAAGGCATGACTATCGTGTCCATTTCAGTAAGCAACCGCACACTCATAAAGCTAACTGACTGGCGTGAACTATTCGCCTATGACCGTGACTGGTTTACTCGCACCGCCTCTCGTCACGAAGTATGGGCACCTATTGGCGCTGATATGTTTGTCACTTACCCGGCACGCACAACCAACACCACTGCGACCGTAATCTACGCAGGCGAGACAACCACCATCGATGACGCGACTGACGCCTTCGACATCGAAGACGAAGATGAAGACATCGTATACGACATCGCAGAAGCGATATTTCATATACATCTCAGAAACTTTAAAGAGGCCGACAGCAAACTCAAGGAGTTAAGTGAGACTCTTGGGATAGGCTTCGCGGGAACCGAGCTATGACGATGACACGCGCTAACATAGTGACCTTTGCCGATACCTTCGCACATGACACCGGCACGGACATGACATTGGAGGACTCCTTTGATGACATCCTGGATCGCTTCGCTCGCTCATCAGCACCCTTTGTCGATACGGAAACCTTCACGCCCACCGATGGGACCGCTGAGTACTCTTACCCAACGACTGCCATCACCATTCTCGCAATATTTCACGGCGCAACTCATTTAGTTGTGGCGTCGTCAAGTGAGCTGGAAGCCTACGATGAAGACTGGCGAGCCACGGCTGCCACAGGAGGCACACCCATTGCCTATATTTTTTATGAGGGTGACTCCCGTGCTGTACGCCTCTTCCCTACACCGGACACAACTGAGGTAGACAACGACACTTTTCTATTCGGTGAGAATCGCACCACCGACATCCCTGAGTGGCTCGCTCTTCCAATCGCATTTGAGATGCTTGCGGAAGAGTTCGCGTATCCATCGGGGCATCAAGACAAGGAAATGTCCGAAGCTTGCCTTGGCATGGCAGGGTTTCTAAAAGCATTCACAGGAATACTATAATGGGCGAGCCGGAAGAAACATACGTAGTCCACACACCAATGACTGATGATGCAGATGCAGCCATAACTGACATCATCCGTCAGTTAAATGTCATACTGCTGCGCATAGCAGAAAAGATCGCGGATAAAGCCGATGCCTAAAAAGACCGTACATTTCAAACGTTTCACCAATGGTTTGTACCTTGGATCTGATGTGAGTGAGATGCCTGAAGGAACCACGCGTCGAAACCGTTCCATCCATCCTGTCTTAGATGGCTTGTATCGCACTCGTGAAGGCAGTGCTCAACTACACGCGCTCAACGCAGCGCACTCCCTTGTCTACTTCGATGACCGCTGGTACTCAGGTGTCTCAACTGATTTCTACTCCGAAACCGATGTTGTTAAGCAATCCCTCTCCGGCGACCGTCTCGCATTCACAGCGATGCCGCCCACTGCCGGTCAAGAGGATTACCTGTTCGTAGCAGGTGGTGATGATCTTTTTAAGGTCGGTGACTACGCTTACTCAGAGAGCACAGAGCTAATCACCAATGGCACAATGGAAGCTGACGCGAACTGGTCAAACTACGGTACACCGGCGACCAACGAACGCAGCACAACACAAATCTACGCTGATTCATACAGCCGTAAATTCACGCCCGACGCAGCAAACGAGGGTATCGAAAGTGATGTCTTAACTGCTTCTACCGTAGCTCTCAATTGGTATAAAGTAACTTGCCAAGTCTTTCCTGATGATGGCACCACTGTACGCATCCGCGTTCGCAACGGAGCCGACGATGATTGGGCTTACAACACGCTTCACACAGGACTTACACAAGACAAATGGAACGAAATAACGTTCACCTACCAAGAAGCATCCGGCAAAGGTGGCGCAGGTGCCTACATCGTATTTGAGTCCGACACATCAACTTCCGGCGATTGGTACATTGATGAAGTCATGTTACGTAAAGCGCACTACGCCGTTGATTGGGGCATAGACATCCCTGCGCAGACAATGGGCGTTGCAGATGGTGGAGCCGGTGGGAACCTTGATGACGGAGCAGTTTATAAATACCGCTTAACGTACTACAATGATCAAACCGGCTCGCGCAGTGACCCCGCCGTTGCCGACTCCAGTACAAAACTGTTGCTTCATTGTGACGGCGCAGACACCTCAACCACTTTCACAGACAACGGCGCATCATCTCACACTGTCACAGCGACCGGGAATGCTCAGTTAGACACAGCTCAGAAAAAGTTCGGCACCGCGTCAGGATTATTTGACGGCACCGGAGACTACCTAAGCATTGCAACTCACGCTGACTTTAACTTTGGTAGCAATGCATTCACAATAGATTTCTGGTTGCGCTTCAACGCGCAAGCAACCGCAATGCTTTTTGAGCAGTACTCATCGTCGAGCTTATTTCATTCCTTTTATTACTACCCAGGAACATCACGGCTATATTGGAACGTGCGCCAAGGCGGATCAGAATCAGCATTTCACGCAGCTTGGAGTCCGGCAAATGACACATGGTATCACGTGGCAGCTATCCGTGGTTGGGATGGTGACACGAACACTTGGGCCATAGTTGTCGATGGAACTGCGTTGGATACAAACTCCAGCTCATTTTCCATCCCCGATGTAGGCGCGGCATTCACCATCGGGGGTTCTTCTCGCGGATACTCACTCAACGGGTGGATAGATGAGTTTCGTATCTTGAAGGGAACCGCTGCTGAGACAAGCACATTTACCCCGCCAACGGTAGCTTACGCCAACTCAGCAACCATTGATCTCGCGGGTGGCTCGACATCAGTTGACCTGACCAACATACCCGCATCAGAGGACGCACAAGTAAGCCACGTGGAGATCTGGAGAACAGCAGGCGGTGGCAGCAGTTACTTGTATCTTACTGCTCTTGCAAGTGGCACCACCACCTACACAGACAACACATCCGACGACGAACTCCTATCAACCGAATTGCCTACCGACAACGCCAAACCTTACACATGGTTCGATGATTGCTTCGGCCCATACAACGCATCGATGTTTTGGATCACACGCACCCAAGCCGGTGAGCGTGGTCGCGTCTACTACTCCCCCGTCGGACGCGCAGAAGCAATGGACGGGTTCATCGAAGTTGCCACTGACGACCTCCCATTGCAAAAAGGAGTAATGTGGAAAGACACTCCCTTCGTCTTTGGTGAAGCAGGTGTCTATCAGATAGCCGGGACCAATCCCTACTTCTCACGTCGTATGGGCGGCGTCCCTGGCACGACCAAGCCGCACACCGTCATCGAGACACCGATAGGTATCATGTACGAAGCACAGGATGCCGTTCGCGTCTTCAACGGCAGCTCATCGGCCAAGGCATCCAAAGAAAACATCCAGTTATTATTCAGGGGCCAATCTGCCGGTGCGCTATCGTCATTCGATGGAGTCGTTGCCTGCTACGGTCGCGGAGAGTATCTGATAAGTGATGAAACTCAACTGATTGCCTGCGATGTTGGTCGCGGAACCTGGCGCGACATTGGCGATCTTGCCGCCAAGTCACTGCACTACGCTGAAGACGCCGACATCATTGGAGCAGGGACCAACGCAGATGGTATCTACGATCTTGAAAAAGAAGGAGAGACGGACGACAACTCCAATGACATCAACATAGATCTTGAGACAAATCACATACGCATCGGTGATGACAAAGGTGGGCTTGTCAAACAGATCCTTGTTGATCACCAATCAGGAGATGCCAGCGGTGAAACCTTAACCGTCTACCTTGAGCATGACGGCAGTGAAACCAACCTTGGCACAATCAGCCAGTTCAATCGCGGCGTTGATGTACTGCACGTCAATCGTATGTGCAATGAGTTTGGCATTCGCATCACAGGCGCTGTTGATGATTGGGTTAAGATCTACCGCGTCAGTGCGGAGGTTTATTTGAGACAGGAGGAACTTGAGTGAGCGAAGAATTAACAAACAGGGTTGCAAAGCTTGGTATTCGCTTATACCAAGGCACCTTCGATGAGGATTACGTGATTGCTCGCTGGTGGGACAAGCTAACCAACTCAGGTGAGATCAATCGATTTGCAGCACAAAGCGCTCAACCATTATCGGGTTTTTTCAGTATGTTTCAAGCACCTAATATGCTATCCTATACACTGCATGATAGCGGCGAGATAGAAAGCGCTTATTGGGTACGACCAGTTCCCACTTCACCTTACGCTGTATTCCTGTCCGCATGGAAAGACCCATCATGCCGTGCGACTAAGCGCCACGCCCAAGTCGGCAGCACAGTTCACGAACTCCTATTCACAATGGGCAAGCTGACCATCATGGGAATCACCAAACAAGTGTCATTGCTAAAGTTGCTTAAAGACATGGGTTATGATATTCTTGGTCCGATACCTAATCTATGTGACCAAGACAAGGGATGGCTGTGTGTCTTAACCGAGGAAAAATTCAAACAAGGTAAACTTTATTTAACAGTACAAAGGACATTAAGTGCTAAAGAACAGCTTCACAATCGAAGAAATGTTGCTGATGTTCGATACGCTTCGCCGCATGTCCACGCTTTACAGTGATAAGCTTAGCGACGACGAAAAGAAAAGGCAAGCAGAGCAAAAAGAAATGGAAGCAGCTACGGGAGCAGCATCAAAAGCTGATGCAAAAGCCGAGCCGGGACTTCTTCGTGGATTAGCTCTTGAGTCAATCAGTAAACCATCCATAGAGATGCAGGATAAAACACCCACAGCTTTTGGCAAACGTGACGCTGGAGTTGAGCGAGCACCAGTCGAATACGGTAAGATTGGCACAGGCGTTCAAGGAGTAAGAAACACGCTCAGCCAAGATGCGGCAATTGACATGCTTACAGGCATGGCAGGCAGGGGTGTCAGGAGTGGCGCAGCTACAGCCTTGATGGGAACGTTGATGGGTGCTCCTGCGGGACTGATTGGTGAGGCTTCAATTGGTGCTCTTGCCAGCGGTGCGTTGGGGCCAGGTTCGTTTGTAAAGTCACTAATTGATCTCGCGGTTAGCTCAAGTAGTGCAAGCAGTATAGCCGACGAGATTGCTGAAGAGGGTTGGCTGGCAGAGGATACACCGCTTGATACCCCTGTGGCACGCGCAGCCATAAACACGGGAAGAGCTGCTGCGAGAAGTTCACCGAAGAGCGCGATGGACGCTATTGGTGCTCTTCTTGGGTTTGGCCCGTCTGCGACTGAAGCTGGTCGAGCCGGTGCCGAGGCGCTGTCAGCCGGTTTAAGAGGTGGTTGGGGTCTTACCGAAACGAGTGGCGATCCCATTGCAAAAGGGTTATACAGTGGAGAACCGGAAGCCATGAGCAGCGTGATTGGCAGTATGTTGGATGCTGACAAGGCCGACAAGTCAGGCAATGGCGGTGGAAAAGGCGGCTCTGGAGGAGCAACTTCAGGCAGAAAATAATAAGGAGTGAATCATGGATGGTGGAAGCAAAGCTGGAGGAGATTTACAAGACATAGTACAGCAGTTTTGGGGCGAGACAACGCCTACACGTCAAGGTTTAATTGACCAATACTATGAAGCATTAACTACTGGTGGGGTAGGCGCTCGTATGCCTATCATATCAAAAGCACAAGAGCAGTCTCGTACAGCTACCAGCAATGCAATGCGAGCACTTGACACACAACTGGCCCAATCCGGTCTAAGCGGCACACCGTTTGGTGAACGCACCCGTTCGCAAACTATGATGCAAGGTGAACAAGCGACTGCCGCAGTGCCGGCAAACATCATCCAAGCGATGTTACAGCAAATCCCCGGCTTTGTCACCGGCGCTAATCAAACAGTGGTATCGGGGATGGGCAGTGCAGCCGGAGCGGAAGCTCAACAGTCAGGGGCAAATGCGCAATGGCTTGGTGCGATGATGAGTCCTTTTAGATATAATTTTTAAGTAGGAGGTTAAGATGCCTATACCTATTCCAGCAATAGCTGCTATGATACTTGGTGGTGGTCTTGCTGCTAAAGAAATCACAGGGCGTGCTCGTGAAAAGCGTGAACTGTCCAGCGAACTGTCAGTGATGGAAGCTGAGAATCGTTATAAAGCGATGGAAGATGCTCGCGTCGATGATCGCTTAGGCATGATATTTAATCGGTTAATGATTGGCGGAGGGCAACAACAGCCCACAACAGGCGCTCAGCAGCCAACAACCGCGCCTTCAGTAGAAGCGCCGCAAGGCGAAGCTGCTCCAACACCCGACGCAATGCCTGAGTTGCCAGCCCATGCACGGCCTGGTGAAATAAGCGATGTTCCCATATTGCCGACGAAGCAACTTCTCACAGATTCTCAGGCTAATATGTTTGCGAAAGGAATGAGTATTAATGCCGCAACTGGCAACGTAAATATTCAAGTAGGCAGGGATACAGCCGCATTGAATGCTGAGTGGTTCAACATATTCCAAAGAACACGAAGCCAATTAAAGGAAGCTAACCCTAACACGCTCCCGATTGCATTGGATGAGCAAGCCATTGAATCGGTGGTTGCTTCAACGAAACGCTTACCTTCGCAACAAGTTATCGCTTTGCTTAATCCTGAGCGTCGCATGGAATTATCCGAAGCAACTTATCGAAAGGCTGTCAGAAAGCTGTACGAAAGCGATGAAGTCCGAAAAGCTGTTGCCGGTGCTGCTCAAAAGGGTGGATTGAAGCTATCGCATCAAGCGATTAAAGCAGCGACTCTTCACTATGCTTTACGTGCTGTCAGTGTTGACATGGGTGGTTATATGCCAGAAGAGGAACACAATCGTATCGTAAACATGGAAGGCCCGCCGGTTTCCGCTACAACTGCGCAGAAAGCGTTTCAGTTATTCGGTATCTCGGACCCGCGTGACATCACCCAACAACAAGCTATTCAAGCAAGTGAAGCAGCGAACAAAGAAAAAGGAGCGGTTGCTGGTATGGTTAGACAGGCTCAAACGCTTGGCGCTGAAGCGGCTGCGCAACAGATCTTTGAGGAAGAACAGGGAACCGGGCCAATAAGTCGCGAAGTCAGCCGTAAGGAGCGTGTTGGTGAGGTGGATCTCGCCTTAGCTGACAGGCGACCAGTTAGCAGTCAACTCGCTGAGTCATTGCAAGTGCCTGCCGGTACGACAATGGGAGAAGTTAAGAAGATGGGTCTGATCGAAGTGCCTCCGTGGGTGCAGAAGAACCGTGCAAGCGTATGGGATGCAATCGATCAGCTTGAGAACCTCAAAGGAATGGCTACCAAACTCATCACAGCCAAACCGCAATTCTTTTCCATTTTGAAACAGGCTTACGATTTGAAGACCGGGCGGTTCACAGGCAAGGATGTCGATGCCCGTGTGTATGAGAGTATGCGTCAAGGATTGCTCTCTGTCATGGCCCGAAACGTTGCATCAGAGCGCGGTGTCTTAAACGAGGGAGACATTAAGCGAGCCGAGCGGATCACTGTCGGGGATTTCTCATCCGCAGACGAAATGCAGCAAAAGTTGGGTAGCATGTTAGAGCTGTTGAACAAGCGTCTTGGCAATGCCGAAAAAGCTGCACTCCCCCGCAAAACGAAAAACAAGGCAACTAAACGATACAACCGTAAAACAGGTAAGTTTGAGGTTATAAAATAATGCCTAAACAGGAATTTAAGATATATGAAGTCGACGGGGAGCAAGTTGAGTTTCCAATGGACATGTCTGACCAAGAGATTAGTGAGGTCATACAACAGACCGCTCAAACAAGCGGAGAACTTGGTAAGCAGCGAGAATTAATTGAAGCTGCTGACATTGGTGCTGGCGAGGATCTTCTACCGGGAGTAAGCGAAGCGGAGTCCCATGAGGGAGCTGTTGATGTTGTTCGCACCGGCATTCCCATTGCGGCATCGGCTTTCACCATGAATCCTGTTGCGCTTGGTCTGATCACGGGATTGAGTGATCTTACCGCAAGTGAGTTAGAGGAACGCTACGAAGATCCCGCTTATCAAAACAACATGGATTTTATGAAGAGAAAGGCAAGGCACCTTGGGCAGGCTACCGTCAGCGGCGGCTTGTCATACGGAGGTGATCGTTTCCTACTTCCTTGGGCGAATAAAGTAGTCGGAAAGCTTAAACAGTTCGTTTATGGTCGCCCATTTTTGCCCGGAAAACTTGGTCGTTCTGATGTAATGGGAGGAACACAGCCGGATGTGCGTGAAGGACAAGCTTTGTTGGGTACATTTGATCCGCAACCATTTGGCATCCGAGAAGCGTCAACTCCTTTTAGCCTACCACTTGATCAATTAAATACGGGGCGAAAGAATTTATCCAGCACCATTGGAACGTTCGCTCGTTCATCGTTTGGCGGCGGTGCGCGAATGCGTAAAATTGATTTGAGAAACGAGGAAGTACTCAGCGACTTTGTTAGGAGCTTTATCAACGCTAACCATGCGACAACTCCAAAGCAGTTTGGGCAGTCACTTGCGGTGCTTTTCAACCAGGATAGCTTAGCTGTCGAGAAAGGCACCAGCCATCTCTTCCAAGAATTTCGTGATTTAGCTTACGGCAAAGGAGTAAATGTAAACATCAAAGATTCCTTTAAGTACCTGATAGATAATTTTCAAAGCGCTGATGCCAGAGACGTTTTTGCCAAGGTCGCGGCGAGCAATCCGGACTTCCTCGACAAGCTTGGCATAGGCGAGCAAGTTATGTTCAAAACAGCGGATGAAGCTGCTCAAATCATCAAGATGCTTCCAAGCGCCAGAGCTAACGCAGTCTTCGAGAACATGCCGGAAGAAATACCTGTCGAAGCGGCATACGATCTGTACCGAATGCTTAACAGGAAGTTCTTTGGGAAGAAAATATCAGGTTCACAAAAGAGAATTGCAGGTGAGTTCAAGAAGCGTCTCGACAACGCGATGAAAGATGGGATGAGTGCGATAACATTAGATCCAACAGTTGCTTTAGACCCAAAGTCAGCGCAGGAAGCAGCACAACGAGGAAAAGCGGCTTATACAAAGTTTAGGGAGGCAAACGATTTCGCCAGCAAAAACTATGAACGCACTGAGAAAAGAATAATTGAGGAGCTGTTTAAAAAGATTGGTGATGAGAAGCCTTCGGCGGTTCTCGGCATGTTGTCCGGTAGTGGGGGAATTGACCGGCTGGGCGCTTTGAAAAAGTTTTTTAAGACTTCTGAAGCACTCACCTCTGTTGATTATGAAAAAGCTGTCCAGCAACCTTTACGTCATTGGCTTTTATCTATGTCTGTTGACAAGAAAACGGGGGTAGTAAGCGGGGCAAAGCTTCGCAAACTACTTGACACGGCTGAAGCACGTAACGGACCTGAGTTTACGAATGAAATATTTGGTGCAGACGTTACGAAAAGCGCACGCACTGCCGCATCCACTCTTGAGCTTACGCAAAGCGCCGATGAATCGAACATTGTCATGAAGATCATACAAGCCGGAGCGCTCATGTCAGCCGCTTCAGGAATTATGTATGGAATGGGACAACCGATTGAGAGAATTGCTTTAGGTGGCTTTGGTGTCTTATTCACGCCGTGGGCGTTTTCACGTGTTATATCGAATCCACGATTAATGCGAACCATCACAGATGGGTTTGCAAAAGGCACGGGAAGTAGTGCTTTCCAGCGTGCCGTTTTAGTTGCTATAACACAGAACAGGAAATCCATCAAAGAAATGGCTGGACTATCACCAGAAGCGCAGCAATTCTATAGTAACATGGGGGAAGAACTTGAGCTTCCAGACTAAGAAATGCGATAGCATGAAAAACAGAATTACCCCGTAAGTAACCTTGATTGCCAGCAATGCTGCCGTAGCTAATAGAAACTTCCACATTTAACGCTCCTTGGACGATCGCCCCTCAAGGCATACCACAGTAAGGGGGTAAAAATAACCGATGCCACGCAGGTATAAAACAACCTCTTTCCGGTGCTACGTGACGCTACGTGAGGTCACTGCGTGGATGCGTAATAACCGCACTACTCAGGTATATTCGTGCGATTAAGATTTAACCAATTTACGACATCCTCAACCCAATACATACGTTTGGTAGTCGTGATTGATACAAAGGGAAACTTACGCTTATTACGCAAATCTTTGAGTTGATCCGATGTAATGACCATCCATTTTTGGATTTGATCTTCTGTCATTATGTCCTTCGTTGTTGGCTTTCTTTGGTAAGCCATCCTATCCTCCTTCCCAAACATAAATCTTACCACCCGTAGGCGAAGTTTCCTCCCTAACCAACTTCTTGTCTCTCAGCCCAACAATAGCCATCGACAGCTCTTTGCTGTTGACTGTGCGCGATAAGGTACGTGCGAGGTCGGTCCTGCCCACCTTACCACGCCTTTTAATAACTGCTTTAACCGCCAGCTCCTTCTCGGTGCTCGGTGTGTGCTGCGAAAAGTCAATCAAGTCAGGCAGGTTGCTCTCAACCGACCCCAAGATCTTAATGGCTGCACTGACGTGAGGCTGCCTGATCACCGGCCCTCTCCCATCTGCAAGGCACAGTATCATGGCAATCTTTGCTATCGCCTCACGCTGCCGCTTCCACCAGGGGCGTATCAGCTCGTCGGTAGGCTCAGGCCGGTTCGCATTCCATTGCCTGACATAAGCGTGAGCCTTTTCGGTCATGAACATCTCGCCTTCAACGGTAGTCAGTGCCATCACTCTTGCTTTAATGTGTTGCACTACCATGTCATAATCTTCTGGATAACCCACGTCATCCCACACGCGCTTGGTCTTACCGTCTCGCTTCTTCTCCTCCTCCGGGTAAACCGTGATGATGCGTGCGAAGAACCCACTTAGCACCGTGTCGGGCGTCATTGCCTTTAGTAACCAGTGCTTCGTGCTGCCTGTGATCCAATTAATACAGCAGTTTCTAACTGTCGTCTCACCGTGCATCCGTGTGCCATCGGTGAAGTCACTTGTGCCGCTGTACAGCTCGGTCATCATCTGTATCAAAGTGTCGGCGTGCTCACCTTTTTGAATGTAGGCGCTGATCTCAGGCATCGACAGATAAACCGCTGTGTTGCTTAGTATCCTTTGACCCGTGTTCGGATCAATGGTAGGCTTACCTAACATATCCAACAGGTATTGAGCTGTAGTCCTGAGCCTGCGATAGTTGACAAGCGGCAGCTCTTGAACGTACTCCTCCATCTTATTGATTGCGAAGTTCTTGCCGCTGCCCGACTCGCCTATCAGAAACACATACATATTAGGGTAGATAGGCCACTCTTTGATGCGATGGAAGTATACGCGGTCTGCAACGCAGGCTCCTATCATCGACAGGCACGACCACAGGTGATAGGCTTGCGGGATGTCGCTGTTGTCTCCGCAGGTGTGCAGGTACAGCTTGACGAGGTTGGTTGTTTTTGATAGGATGCTATCCATCTATACAGAAGCCACATGTTTAAGTCTTATAATCCGCTCCCCTGTGTCATCAACAAGCTCCGCTGTGACAACGTAGTTCACCGGATCCAGTGCAATCATGTCCTCGTCAGCCAACACCACTTTCCTGCCATACTTATTGAGCACAGTCCCAAGTATAATGAACATCTCGGTTCGGCTGGCCTCAGCAACTTTTAGTTGATTGATGAGCATCGCTATCGTATCGTTAGCTTTCTTCATGCTTTCGACTACCATCGCCGCGTCAGGCTTCAGCCCCGAAAGTACTTTCTTCGTTAAGTCGTCGCTATTGCCGTTGGTCATACTCAATCTCCTCTAAAACGCATTGCACAACCTGTTCAAAGTCCTTCTGGTTAGGCAACCGCTTAAACTCGTACCTGTCATCAGCCCAATCTTTTGCAACCGTTATCGTAGCAGGCACCGCCAGCTTATTACCGTAGTACCAACGAGGCTGTTCAAGGTGGTAGACGACGAACTGAGTGTAATCATACGCTTCACTGAGTGGGCAGCTTGCAATCAACTCATCGTGCATCTGTAAGTTGATCCGCGTCTTCATCCGGTTGGCTTTAATGAAACGGTACGCCTCAAGCAATCCCCACTGGTTTAACAGATCCGCATTCTCGGACTGCGGCTTGAAACTATATCCTCTGCGATACAAATCCTCATCCCACTCGACATACTCGCCAACGTTCCAGATCCTACCCCACGTGTTGGTCAGACACTTATAATCCCACAACTCTTTTCGTATCCCCGGAAAGTAAATATCCCTGATCTCATGGTGATCTTGAAGGTACTTATCAATCATCTTCTGGCACTCGCCGGGTGATATGACAAGCGGTGCATCTTCATCAGCCAGCAACTCTTGGCTCAGCAACACACCACCCATACCACGTTGCGCACCATGCACCGCCTTCTTACCTAACATATACTGATCTTTAGTTACATCATCTTCGGAAACCCCAAATATCCGAGCTGCATTATACGTGTGCGCATTAAACTCACTCGGATGCAAATTGGCTAACCTAACCATGCGGTCAGCTCCCGTGAGCATCTTGACGACCCTATCCTCAACCTGACTAAGATCGATCTTGATAAAAACGCAACCTTTATCCGGTAGAAATGTATGTCTAATTTTCCGCGAAGGATTCTGAAGGTTGTAACCTTTGCGCTTGGGATTTCGAGCAGAGGCGAGCCTTCCAGTCTCCGTTTTAAACTTGTATTCGCAACGAATATATCCATCTTTGTCCCACGCTCCTTTCATCGTATCGGCTTTCTTTTTGCTGCGACGAAAATTTAGGATCAGCATCGCAGGAGCCTGCGCCGGTTCGTACTTCTTTTTAAGCTTAGGCTGATGCGACTTCATGATGAACTCATTTAATGCGTGCTTGTCCAGTGTGACGGTGCGCTTCTTACCTCCCACGCCCTTTGTGATCTTCATCTTCTTTGGGATCTTGAGTTTATCATAGAAGAAGCGCCTTAGCTTCACATTGGAGAAATCCTTTTGTGCGAACAAATCCTCACCAGCGAGCTGAGTCAATTCTTCGCGTATTGCTGAGCAGTTTAGCATCAATTCTTTGCACCACGCAGCTTGCGCTTTAGTATCAACCTTAACACCATGCCGCATGAGTCCGAGCAACGGAATAAATAAATCCCGGTAGTGATGGAAGTAAAACTCCATTCGACCAGCTTCTTGAACCTGAATGGCGAGTTGCTCCTGTAACTCGTGGGTATAGCAGCAATCGAGACCGTTGTAGACCCATAACGATTGCAGGTCACGAGCATACTTCTTAATCTCTTCAGCATCTTTAGCCTCGTCTTTCCAGTACTGGTAATCATCGACGTGGATTGAGCACAGGAACTCAAGTGTGAATTGCCCAATGGGATTGATTGCGTGTGCCATACCCATCGTATCCCACTTCCAGTTGACGGGCTTTATTCCGAAGTGGGAGAGCCAGTAGTAGTCATAGAGGCCGTTTTGTAGGATCTTTTCGCACTGCGTATCGCATAGCGTCTTAACATAAGGCAAAAACGTATCGCGTTGTCTCTTGGAAGTGGTCGCAATCGTGATCGAGTAATCAGATTTATGGGAGAATCCCACGCACGTAAGCGTTCCTCCCCAAGTCTCAATATCCAAAGACAATCTAATATCTTTCTCGTAGTATTTAACAAACTTAACATATTTGGCGACCTCATGTTCTGTGGGTTCAATAACGTGAGTCCTATTAACTGGCCGATAGTCCGGGGATGCGCTTTCTCGAATGATACGTTTCCAATCTGCAATTGCCGTTCCTTGCTTATGTCGGTTGCCGTGTAAAAACCGTGAAGGGTGTACGGTCGGGATGAGCTTCATCTTGCGCCCACTGAGATCCGTGTATTGATAGACGCTGCCCCTTAGCGATAAGATACCTGCCTTCTTTTCCGCCTGAGTGCTTGTAACTTCCTCACCCAAAGCCTTACGAATCGCTGCCTTGACTTTTCCCTTGCCAGTGAGAGCAAAGGTAGCATAGTTACCCGTGGGTACGATGACGCAGGGGTAACGCAGCTCGGTGATCCTCTGTCGTAAATGCTGTATAGCTTCAACAACCTCTTCAACCGATGCATTGTCAATCTTACTCCCCGGCGGCATACGCTGTAAAAGGTTATCAATGCGGATCTGACCGCGAGACAGGCCAAGCGGACGCCACCAGTCGCCAAGCATGTTGCCGCTGGCACCCATGAAAGGACGGCCTAAAGCATTCTCGGTGGGGCCGGGGGCTTCACCTATCAGCACAATGCGTGCGTCGAGTGGCCCTTCTCCTTTGACGAGGTTAGGCATCTTCGATGTCTTCGGGTGTTATGCGAAGTACCACAATGTTTGAATCTTCGTCAGCCAAGTCTTCTTGAAACCTCTTGCCAATCGAAATTGACTTACCGCTATCAAGCTCAATCTCAACTAACACGGGGTATTCGGGATCTGTTTCGTCAATTATTATGTTTATAGCTTCGGCCATATCAAACCAATCCTTTCTTTTTTGCCAACCAGTAAGGTATCTCGACCTCGTAGCCATTCACAAGCTTTTTAACCTCCACCCGCGACTTAGGCAGCCACACGTTGTCTTCGTAGCCCTCATCACCGAACAGGTAAGCAGCGTCAGTCTCAGCTTTGATTGAGTCCCAACATTCAACGATAGGCTCCTCTAATTGATCATCTTCGTACCACAGGTATCCAGTGCGTGTCATAATCCCTCCAGTATACTATCAAGCTTGTCATCAATGCGCTCCAGTCCAGTCCGGAATGGAGAGGAGGTAATCCAAATCATGATCGGCTTCAAGGAACTTGGGATTAACCGACACCCAAACGATGAAGCTTGGATTGCCCATCTCATCAAGCCACTCACTTTGTGCGCTCATTTGCCACCAGATCCATCTGTACCACATAGTTACGTCCTCACAACCGTTTCCTGCGTCTCAGTGACCTTCACACCGTACTTTTCCCACTGCTTGACTGTATAAATCCCGGCATCAACGGCACGCCTTAGCGCAGCCGCATCAATTGATATAACGTCGGTAGGTACTTTATTTTTCTCACTTAGCGACGCACGGACCAGCTTGGCGGGGTTAAGCACTTCAACGGTAGGCTTACCCTTTCTGTAGCTCACACTGCCCCGCCCGTTGCTCGCCTTGGTGCTCTGAAGCGGAGGCTGAGGCGGCTCAGGCGGTGCCTCGTCTGTGTCAGCATCTAAAGGGAGCTGCATCTGCTCTTGCGCGGCGGCGGCTTCGGCGGCTTGTTGCTGAGCGAACGCAGCATCTTTTTTCTGTTTGTAACTAACAACGTGATACTCAATGCGTTGTCGTGTTTTTACGCAGCGATCCTTCAAACCGCGAAACATATCATTAACCGTTTTAACGAATGTATTCGGATATGCCACAATGCCTTTTCGCATGTGCTCAAGAGACTTGGCTACTTCAGCAATGGCGACCAGCGAGTCTGCTCCCAACTGATACTCGACATCGTTAGTCACGCGCACGTTGGTACTTTGTACCTCATACGCAGAGATATTCTGCATCAACGCAGTGAACTGTGGCTCGGACATTTTAACCGCAAGTTCCTGGTTGAGTACGACTGTTAATTGATCTGACATTTTTACCTCCTTTTTGTTTAAAAGTGACACGAGGCAGCTAACATTGCTTGACCGGGTTTAATGCCATGACCTGTGACCGAAGTTGATGAAAGACCTCATGGACCCTTTTATCTAACCTGCATCTGCCCCGTACCACACTGAACCGACTAACCCACCTTATTCGCCTGATTAGCCATACATTGACCGATGTGCTGTGCAAACTGCTCCGCAGGTACTTGCTGACCACAAACGTTACACGGAAGCATCTGACCACCGCCTGCAACGGGTGTCACCGCAGGAGTCGGAGTCTGCGGAACATTAACAACAGGCGGTCCAACCGGAGGTACAGCAGTAGGCGGCGCGGTGGGTGGCGGCCCTGCAACAGGCACACCGACCGGAGGCGGCGCTATAGGTGGTGCAACCGCAGGTGGGCCAACGGGTAGCCCACTAACCGGAGGAGCAACCGGCGCAACCGGCGCAGGCTTCGCACCAGGACCAACAGCACCCTTCTGCGGCTCAATCATCGGCTCTTTCGCGCCGATCTTCGCAAACCCCGTCACATCATTTCTCTCCTGACCGGCGTACTGGTTCGGCGTGCCGTCCTTGTTCAGCTCAGGCTCACGAAACCACCTCAGACTCAAGATAAACTGAACCCCATTAAAACCGGCGCAGATCTTATCCATGTCGGCATGCTCGCTGACCTGAGCCGCCTTCAACATCTGTTTCAGTCTTTTGGCCCCAAAGCTTTGCTGCCACGTACCCGGCACATCTGCCGTCAAATCTTCATCCGACCCAATCACAAAGTTTTCAAAGTGGTGCATGTTGGTGTACATCCCTGTGTTGGGGTGTTCGAGGATTTGCATATCAGCGGAATACATCAACTTACCATTGTTGCTAAAACGTTCCTCTAACTTAACACCTGTCACATGAAAGTTTCCCGTAGGAAACACGTTACTGTCTGGAATTGCATCCCAAGGCATTTGTCTACCCATTT